CCCGTCACATTCTTACGAAAGAAAGGCAACTCAATGTTTTTGAGTATGCGCTCTTCTGCTTCTTTGATGAAAACCGGCAAGTTGTTTACAAACGTAGTCTCTGCCGTTTCGCAATAGTCCTGCACAGCAGTTTTTAAGGTGGCAAGAGTAAAACTCATGGCGTAGATACCTCGACGTTGCCGACTTGGCCTGTAGCTTTGACAGGAATAAATCGTTTTTCAGTCAATAAAGGCACACCTACCGTAATAACCAAAGGTTCTACCCGGTCTGGACGAGCATTCCTAATCGCCTGCGGGTCGCTGACATTCGGTGGTGGAAACAACTGCGGTTGTTTGGCTTCGTATTCGTCCGGTCCTACTAGAGAGCCGTTCCACTCTTTTTTCATACGATGCAGTTTGTATCGAAAGCCAGAGCGATCGGAGATACCGTATGCGTTTTTGCCGTTAGCGAAACCAGACATCTTTAGGTCCTGTAGTAATCGTACGACGGGCTAATTCGTAACGAAGCACGATCACGATCTTCGTCCATCGCGCGTTGCATTTCTTCTTCATACACCTGCTTCAACACACCCATCATTTGAGGATTACGCTTCATCGCTAGGTAATACGCTAAACCAGCGGTCAAACAAGGGTAGAAACGGAAGGGGACGTCAACAGTGTTGGTGTTGGTATCTGCATCGTCAATACGAGTCAATCGATTGAACTTGACGACATCCGTGTTATTTTCGGGCGCAGGCCAAACTTTGAGTATCGGCGTGATCTGTCTGTCTAAGAAAAACTCGTTCACCCTACCGGTTTGAGCTTTGTTTGGTATGTTGAGGTAGCTAGACCGACTCACACGTTCTATTTGGAAATCGGTGCTGTCTCTTGTAACAACCGCCGATAATATGTCGATGGTGCTTCGCACGTCACCGAAATCGACCGCCGCACTAACCGTCGTCGTAGCCGCACTGGTGCCACCCGTGATGGTTTCAGAAGCCGAAAAAGTGCCGCTTGGTATTGTAATCGCTAGAGTAGTAGAACTAGGTTTGCTAGTAATCGACGCCGTGGCGCCGCTAGTGCCACCCGTAATCGTTTCTGCTACGGAGAAAGAACCCGAATCTCCAACAGTCATTGTCAAAGTGCCGCCGGGGTACTCTGTGATACCTGTTGCTAGGGTTATCGTAGTTTGTTCAATCGTCCATTGATTGAGCCCACGGTTTGCCCAATCTGCAAACAACAAATTCAACGACCTGCGGGCGGTTTTCAAATCGTAGCCCGTACGGACCTCTAGCCCACAGCGTTCAAATGCCTCTTCGACATATTCGGCAACGTCTAATTCAAAGTTTTTGCTGTTGCTAGTTGTCATTATATAAGTTGTCAAAAATTTGGTTTACATCAAGCGTGTAATCTAAATCGGATTTTGAGTAATGTATATGCGCAGATGGCTTAAAGTCTGGTCCACCCTCTCCTGTTTCAAACCATGCCGGATGCGTAACACGCACTCTGTTATTAGGCAGAGCCACTATATTACCGGTCCAACTTCCTGCGTCGAGCAACTGCAAAACATGACTTTGCTTGTGCTGGGCAGGATCATCCGCAATCTCGCTCTCTGTGTAATCCACCGTAAACAAATACTTTGCCGGGTACATTTCACCGTCAATCTTGGCTAACCAAGGACAAGGCGTAGCTCGATCCAAAACGTAGACCGCGTGGTGGTGTGAGCTACAATCCCAAGGTTGCGCAGCCCACACCGGCATAGCTTCCGGCCACTCTTCTAATGGAATATCGCCTACTAAAGCGGTAATCGGCATGCGAGCCCACATTGCACCACCATGCACCGTGTCCTCTTCTTCGCCTTCCGCTTCTATGCCGGTAAAAATGACTTGAAAACTCAAGCACCTACACGGCATCGTAGTGACACCAATCACCATTGCATGAAGAAATTCCCCGTGATATTTCTCATGGTTGTGCGTGTATTCACGCCGCACCCAGCACTTAAAGTGCGGGATGTTAGATTGTAAATAGGCCATTCTTAGATTTTGCCGCCTACCTTGTCACCTTTTTTCTTGACCTTGCCGCCCATTCGATAGCCTTTAGTAGCCATCTTGCCGCCATTCTTCATGCCTTTTGGCTTAACGCCGCCACCATTTTTCATGCCGCCGGGCATCATTTCTTTTTTACCGCCCATAGCGCCGCCTTTCGACTTCATTTTGACGCCTTGTGCGCTACCCTTGCTTTTCATGTTTTTCTTTTTAGGCGATGCTTTTTTCTTAAATCCGCCCATTCCAAGATTTACTCTAGACATATCAACCTCACAGATATTTCGTTTTTTTCCTGCGATCGCTCATAATAGCGCCGCAACCTCTGGCGATCTGTTGACGAACCTCGCCCCCATTCCGCATCTTTACAGTGGCTTTCTTCGTGTTTGCCACTACTGTTTTGCCCTTTTTGCCTTCTTTCTTCTTTTTGCGCGCGGTTGCTGCACGCTCCTCTTTCGTCAGACTTCTTGCTTTCGACTCGGGTAAACAACGATCAGGGTTTCGCTTGTCAGGAGATGTGCCACATTTGCCGACAATATCGCCTTCGGCATTGATACGAACCCAGTTTTGATCGCGCCATTTCTTTAACTCGCCCATCTATCTAGCTCCACGCCTCAAGACCCATGCTTTTGTTGATGATGGTGTTACCACCTGCAGCGACATACCCGCCTGCTAAAGACTCGCAAAGCCCCTTGTCTGTTGCCTCGTATGAAATAGTTTTGGACAACTCGTCAAAGGTGTTTTGCCAGTTCGCTATCGTTTGATCAATTACACTGTCGGTAAGAGTGCTATCTTCCTCTAAGTCGGCTCTAACTTGGGTCAAAAACCAAGATTTAAGTTCAGCAAGATTGTCGTCATCGTTTGCAAACAACGTCCCGTATTTAGTCCCTGTCTGCACACGATAGATGTCCATTACTTTTTCTTTTTGCTGCCTTTGGCGTAATTGGGGTCTTTACAGTATTTCGATGCCGCCATGTTTGCGTAAGCTGACGGATACGTGTCAAAAGTGCGTTTTGCCCAAGCTTTGCCCGCAGGACATATTTTGCTGCCTTTACTTTTTTTTGAGGCGCCGCCGCCCTTCGCGTAATAGGTCAAACCTCTGGGCATGTCTCCGCGTGTCATTACCATGCGTCACAACTCCAATACCTAGCGGTAAATTTATCTTTCGCAGTGTCACAATTATGGCGGGCTCTAAAGTTCTTACGACGACCCGGTTGGCTTTTTTTAATAGTCATGTCTGGATCTCCAAACCGTACTATCTTTACCTCGGTGCCTTTTTTTGCAAGAACTGCGGACTTTTTGTTTTTGCCCGGTGTTCTTTTTGGCTGGTTGTACCCAGAAAAAGTTTCACCTCGGTACTGTAAGCGGCCCGAGGGTGTTCTTTTAACGTCTTTGGTTGTCGCCATCGTTATGCATGAAAAGTAGTTAGAGTCAAAAACGTGCTTACCGTATATTGCACAAAAATACCGGCAGTGAACAAAACACCTTCTTCTGGCACGATCACGTCTCTTGTAGCAGTAGCAGACCCCACGGAGCTTATCTTCATCAAGCTAGTGCCCGAAGGACTAGTGGTCAAAAAATCCACGTTGCCCGCGTTTGCCGTGCTGGTCAAAAAGGCGCCTTTTAATCGAGCCCTACCTGCAAAAATAACGTCGGAAGCGTCGGCGCTGATGCCTGCTTTCACGTTGCCCGCTGGATCGCCTACTGCCGTGATACTCGCTATCGTCAAAAAGAAGTTACTACTAGTCGCAACACCTGCGTTCGCACCAGTGACCGTTTCAGTTTGAGAATCGCCGTTTACGTCTGTACCGACTACGGTAAAAGATATTTCGTCGTCATCGCCCGCTGAAGTGATAGTCACCTTTCTGGCATGACTAAGTGTCACAGATCCACCGGAGGCTAATGCGCCACCTATCGTCAAGGCGGCGTTGTTGCCTACTGCCGCATTTGCGGATATTCCATCATCATCCGCTGCAACAGTGTCAGCCGTAATAGTAACTGAAATTACATCTGAGCCTGACATAGACTTCTCCTATTAAGCGATCTGCACATACTCAATGATGAAAGTAAAAGATCCTGCAGTAGTCGCATCAACGGTATTAGTGATGTTGCAGAAAATCGTTCTTGCAGCAGAAGTGTACTGAACAGAAGCAGGGGCCGTAGTGCCGCTTTGCGTCTGGGCCACAAGCGTTGTTGTGGTTACGTTGTGCTCAACAACAGTCGTACCGCCGTCCAAAATCTCATCAGTCACTGCCGCAACAATCTGTGCGCCAGAAGACGAAGTACCAACCTCATAACCAATGTCACCCGTACCAATAACTGGTGAGGTGTCACAGAAGATCTTGATGTCAGTGATGATTGTGTTGGCAGGCTGCGTGAACTCGCCAATAGAAGGACTATCGCCAGCAGTGGTGTTAACCGTTACCCCTGTGGCAAAACCTACGTGCTTGACGTACTTGTTCGTAACAATGCCCGTAGAGGCAATGTTTGCAACATCGGTAAAAGCGCCAGTAGTGGCATTTTTTGAAACTACAGTAAAACCGTTCTCTGAACGGACGGGACCGTTGAAAGTAGTATTAGCCATGATTTTCTCCTGTCTTGGCCGGTGTCAGCCACGGAATGCGGCTGTCAGGATCAGTCAACAATAACTAAACAACAGGCAAAAAGAAAGGGCGACATAGTCGCCCTTCCAAAGCAGCAAAAGCTTGCTTTACGCGCCCGGAGTACCAAACACGGCACGCCAATCGCTGACGCCGAAAGAGTATCTTTCGCGAGCTTTGAAGCGCATGTTGCCGGTGTCAAAGTCCCCTTCCATCGCTGTTTTGATGGGGGTTCTGTTGAACAGTTTGAAGCCGTTAGGAGCATCTGTCTTGATGAAGAAAGCGTCACTGTCCGTAAGGAAGTGGTTCACTACTGCACCGTCAGGAAGCATACCCATTGACTTGTTGGCGTTAATATCATTATCCGCCGTTCCGGAACGCAGGTTTGAGTTCAGCACTCGTTCTGCGATGAATTGCAGTTCTTTTGGAATGATCAACTTCATTCCACGAACGGCAATCTTCAGACCTCTTTCGTCGGTCAAACCAGCAATTTCAATCAGCATTTGCTCAAGCGACGTCTCATTGAGGTCGGCAGCAGTTGCCAAAAGGTTTGTTTGGTTACCAGAGATAGAGGGGTGAGCCGCTGAACAAAGAGCCGCACCATCACCAATCGGTGATCCAGTGCTGAATGCATTGTTCAGAACGGTAGCTGCACGGATTTGCTTGGTTTGAGACATCGAACGAGCTAGTGCGCGTGTATAACGTGCTGCCAGACGGTCGTACAAATTGTCTTCTATGGCTTCCTCGGTGATCGAAAAAGCCAACGCTATTGTTTCCATCGTATATCGTGCAGTGTAAGTCTCCTGCGCGTCATCAAATGAAATTGCGGTGCCTTCTGATTTCACAGGGGCAGTACCAAACCCTGAAAGCATGACTTCTTCTTCGAACGCTCGGTCAGAAGTTTCTTCGTCAAAAATTTCAGCGTGCTCTTGATCGTAACGATCATACTCCAAGCCGAACAAAGCATTTAGGCCGGGTTCAAGCTCTTTCGCTAATTGTGCGCGAGTAATAGGCATTGAATTTCTCCTACCTTAGATGCCAGTTGTGGTGGCAGTGGTTTGTGAATCGAATCGAGCATTCGGTGAGTTGTAGTGCGCATTAATGCGAACGATCAGCGGTATACCGGCTGCAGCAAAATCACTGTTAGCGTCGTCATCGACGATGCCCATGATTTTCAGCGGCAATGTAGCTGTAGTTGCAATAGTTGACACACCCAACGCCGAAGTAGATCGACCGGTGTCTGTAGAACCCGAACGAGCAGAAGTTCCAAGGCTTGCGTTTGCGAAAACACCAGCCAAAGCAGTTGCGCGATTAGTTAAAGTCGCGTCACTTGCTACTTGGAAAGTTTGCATCGGATTGTCAGCAACGAGGGCTTTGACAGGGAAGTTCGTGTCAACGCTTACGCTGTTGGCTCCGGGCCAATAGTTTAAGAACGTGGTCTTTTTAGTTGTGCTATCGACGTACTCAATACCTACTAAAACCCCAAGGGCTTGTGTAGTACCGCCATCAGTAGCGCCAGCTTGGTCAATCACGCCTGCGGCGAGAGGGACAACAATGCTGTACTGGAAGATAGCGTTTGTATTGTCAGATGCGATCTCATACTTAGTCACACCTGTGGAGTTCGTCGCACTACCTACCAACCCGATTGGGCGTAGACCGTACGCGGTTTCCTGATTTGCCATAAAAGTCTCCTAATACCTAATTATTACGAGGACCACCAAAAGTAACACGAGATTGGCGTTCAGGTTTGCCAATCCGCATCGTTGAGTGTGCATTCTCGCGTAGGACATCAGTTTCAACAGCTTCAACTTGATCCGCATGCTTTTGTGTAAAGTAAGCGTTTCGTTCTGCTACTGTTTCCAGTGGAATCCTAGCCAGAAGCAATCCGCCAACTCCAAATACTCCTTCATATCTACCCGAATCTATCGTAGGGGCCTCAAAATCTGGATATTCGTCCCGTCGAACAAGTTCATAACCCTCGCGTAGCCGAGCACTAATATTGCTAGTGTCGTCATACCCACGGGTTTCTGCTCTAATCCAACGATGCTTATATCCATCCGGCGCGGGTGGAGCATCTAAATTTGACTTGGGGGACCACGGCGTGCGTTTAGCAGTCGCAGCCCTCGATGATTTTGCGCGAGAAGTCTTCTTGATAGCCTCAATCTCTCTGTCTGTTGAATCTGTCATGTCTACTCCTTCACGTACTTCGCG